CGCCGCCGCTGCATGGTCACTGATTTTCGGTTTAGGGTAACATTGTATATAAGTCCCATCTGAAAATAGTTCTTGTGTATATCCGAACGCTGGGTTATTTATAGAGCATGAAAAACAAACTGTTCAGAGCGACAACGAAAATCGAAGGCACAAAAGAACCATTTGTGGACTGGTTTGAGGCCGCCACGCTTGATGGCGCAAAAGTCCTGCACGACGCCGAAGCCAAAGAATGTGGCGTTCCGATGGACGCCCGGCGCACCGTGGAATATGTCGAGTGCAACCCAGAAACACTGAAACCCCTGTGAGAATCCTGGCGGCCTGTGAATACAGCGGAACGGTTCGGGACGCCTTTGCCTCGCTTGGACACGAGGCATGGTCTTGCGACTTGCTGCCGTCTGAAACGACTGGCAATCATCATCAAGGTGACGTGCGCGAACTCTTGGCGCAGCCGTGGGACATAATCATCGCCTTTCCACCATGCACCTACCTCTGCTCGTCCGGGATGCACTGGACGGTGCGTGGTAAGCGTGACCCGCAACTAACCGAGGACGCCTTGGACTTCGTGCGATGCCTGCTCGCCGCGCCAGCCAAACATATCGCACTCGAAAATCCCGTCGGAGCAATCTCAACCCGAATCCGAAAACCGGACTGCGTCATCCATCCGTGGCAATTCGGGCATCCCGAATCAAAGACAACCTGCTTATGGCTCAAAAACCTTCCGGCGCTCGTGCCTACAAACATCCTACCAAAGCCCGCGAGCGGGTATTGGGAAAACCAATGCGCCAACAAATCGCAAAACAAACTCGCGCCAAGTCCCGACCGCTGGAAACTCCGGTCAAAGACGTATCAGGGGATCGCAAGCGCAATGGCGGCACAGTGGAGCGCGTTCGTATTGTCTGCGCCGCCGACTGCAAACCATGCCCCGATTGCGGAGAACCTTTTTGCGTGGTATGCCAGCAACACTACGCCGATTGCACCTGCCTCGGCCCAAGCAACGCCGAAGAACCCGGCTTTGAAATTGTCGAAGAAATGGGTCAACTGTGGGGAATACGGAGTAAAAATAAGCCATGAATAAAANCCCCGCAGCCGTGGCGCTCGGTAAAATCCGAAGCGCCGCCAAAACAAAAGCTGCCCGCGAAAACGGCAAGCTCGGTGGACGCCCGAAGAAACCAAAGCGCGTGACCGCGAATACTTCTACCGTTGATCTATGACCACCACCCTACTACACCCAACCAAAACCATAATCTCCGCCGCCGAAATGCAGGCGCGGATTGATTCGGGCTTGTATCTGTGCCAGCGGAAATTTGACGGCGAGCTTGCCGAAGTGAACATCGGCGGCGCGACAATTCTAGCCGAACGCATGAAGAAGCGCAGCGGGGGGCTTTATACCCCGTTTGATCTGGATATGTTCCGCCAGTTCGGCGAGTGGTTCGCCGTCATCACGCTCGCCGGTGTCGCGGGGGAAAGCCTGCTGGGGCATAGCACGCGGCAGCGGTGGGGGATGCTCCAGGGCTTGCGAAGCTGCCTGCCGGCGAACGTCCTGCTGATTGAACCGCTCACCAAGCCGGAACACGCCAAGATGGTGATGGACGAAGGCGGGGAGGGTGTTGCGGCCCATGCGTGGGGTGCGTCGTGGGGATTTATGGAAGCCCACAAAGCCGAAGGCATCTGGCTTTGCACTGTGACCGCCATCGGGGGGACTCAAGCCGCCGAGGTTCGCGTGCATGACACCGGGGCCATTTGCCGGGTTAAGCTAGGGGGCGGCAGAATAGACCAGTGCCGCGTGGGGTCTGTGCTGCGGATCGCGGGCATGGGGCTAACCGACAAGGGCGCGATAAGGGAGCCGAAGCCGTGTTCCGCGTGGATTCACAAATTCTAAAAATAACTTTATGACTGGAAAACTAATAGAACTCGGCGACCTCGAATGTCTTGAAGGGTTGCCCGATAACGAAAAATCTGGCGTTGTCATTCAAATTGACCGCGACCAGCTAAAAGCATCCCGCAACCTGTTTGGGGAAATAGTGTTCGTGGGGAAATCTGAACCCGGCTGGAAAACTACCGAACCACCTAAGGGGGAAAATATCATCGCCGTTGGCCGCGTGATTATTACCGAAGAAATTTGCACCAGCGTTGAGCCATTTATAGCCGTCATAAATTGGTCGAAGGATCAATCAGGTTATGAAGGCTGGCACTATTCTGAAACTGGAATGACCGTTGCCCGCGCCTTGGATGATGAAGTAAAAATTGATTTCTGGATTGAGCCACCATCTTTATGACAACACTCCAAACCACCATAGACGAATACAACGCAGCCATTGTCCGCCAAGGCAACCTCATTATCACTTTGCCCGTGTATGATGAAACTCTGGCTTCAATGGCCGAAATTGCCGATCATCGCGGGCGCGCGGACATAGCAACCAAACTCCGCCGCGAACTGTATCGCCGCACGATGCCGCAGGACGAGGATATTGGGCGGACGGTTTGATGGGGATTTTTAACCACGAAACACACGAAACACGAAAGGAAATTGTTATGAAAACAGTTATTGTGACACGGAAATTTGTGCAAGACAAAAAACCGCGCCGCAGGTTATGATTTCCCTGCGGCGCGGAACCCCTAACAAGCAACACGGACAAATTATTTAACAGCAGCGGCGACGGCGGTTTTAATCAAGCCGGGCAACGCTGCCAAAACATCAGCAAGCGATGCGGGCCGGTTGGCATCCGCAGCCTTGGCAGCGGCGGCTTCCTGCTTGGCTTCCTTGTCAATCTTGTCAATGATTTCCTTGTTTTTTTCAATATCCCGCACAGCTTTGCCGTAATTGACAAGAACCCGAAAGCCCTCGCGCTGCTCTTTGGACAGGTCATCCAAGCTTTCGGTTTCGCCGATGCTGAACCGCGCGCCCTTGTGCAAGTGGGCCTGGTCAACAAACAGCGGGTCTTTTTCGTCCAATTTTGCGCGGAGTGCTTTGCTGTTATGCATGCTTTCGGCGGCTACTAATTTCATATTTTTCGATGGTTAAATGAGGTTTTGAATTACGGGGTTGTGTAACGGAATCCGAGCAACGTAGCCGTGACCACATTGGTTTTGGTGGATGCTGTGGTGACAATGGTTTGCAGATAACGCGGATTGTCGCGCAAGCTGAAACCGATGATGTAGTTGCCCGACGTGGGAACCGTCACCGAGGCGGCAGTGTTGGTGAACAAAACCGGAGCCGGATATGGCGTTTGGAAACCGGCAGTATAAGGCGTCGGATAAGTGAGTGTGAACGGCAACAAAAAGTTGTCCGTTGCGATCAAATTTGTCCCGCCATAGCTGCTGTTGGTGTAAGAAATCGCCGTCGGCGCGGTAATCAGGGCGTAATTGTTCAAGTTCACCCAGTTCGTTTGATCGGGGGAAACTTGCACCGCAAAGGTGGTTGCGCCGCCGCCGCCGGAAATGTTCGTGTTGACGTTGACGAGAATGAAGCCGCGACCGTAATAACCCGTCTGGTCAGAAACATAATTCGTGACGCTCTGCGCGCCGCCAAAAATGGCGTTGGTCGGGTTGATGAGGTTTTGCACGCGGACTAGGTTGAAGGCATCTTCCTGCGCTTGAGCGGCCACGGCAAAAGCCATGACACCAACTGCCGCCAGACCGAGAATCCATTTGTTAAATTTCATAGTTGTGATTTGTAAAAGTGAATGTTCAGTTTTTGCTTACGACAGGACCGCAATCGAGTCCATGCTGCGGGCGACCGCCGAAGGATGGCGCAGACCCCAATCAATATATTTGTTGAGCGACAGCTTGTATTTGTCCTGATCCGCCAAGGTCAGCGTGTCCAAGACAACCGCTGTGCCGAGCCAGTCAGCAAACAGCACATGGCGGGGGACAAAAGCCACCACAATGTCATTCGGCACCTGCTGGCTGTCTTCCGCTGGGCGGCCAACCAATTGGTTATCGAACCAAAGCGCCGTGGATGCGCCAGAAACAACGGTTGAACCAGTCAGCGTAGCCGGCGTGATGCGCAGCGTGCCGCGTCCGACGGAAGTGGTGACAAACACCGGCTCCTCGTCAATGTTTGATTTGCGGATGGCAGTTTCCAGCGCAATCAAATTTTTGTAGGCGTTGGCAGCCGAGCCGCCGAAAACGACCTGCCCGATGCCGAATTGGTTCAAGATGCCCGTGGGTTCGTCGCCATTTGCGCCGCCGTTCAAGCCGAGATAATCGGCTTTGATGGCGATGGTTTGCATGCCGTCATCCCAAGCATAGGCTTCAAAGCCGGGGAATTGTGTCATGCCGAAACGAGAGTATTTTCGGACGCTGGAAATACGATGCGGCGTCAGGCGAACCTGATCCCAAGTCATGTCCGAAGCGTTTTCCGTCGCGCCTTCCGGCAGCGAGTCCGCCACACCAGGCGCAGTTTGGCGGGGCAAAACAATCGGCGAACCAACTACGCCGCTAATCATGGTCACACCCAAGCGACCAAACACCATTTTGTTGCGGAGCAATTCAATGGGTGTCAGGTATTCGGGAGCGATGCCCGCGCCCATCGTCGGGTAATCAGTTGAAAGCGCATCGCGAGTCATGCGGCCACTCAAATTGCGCTTCATGGCGCGGCGCGCATCGGCGGTCATGGCCGAGCAGCGAACATTGGCCGGGAAAAGCTGGCCGACAGGCTCGACGCCCATGCCGCCCGGAAAACGCTGCGACCGCAAACGGATTTCTTTTTCAGATTCCGCTTCCGCGCCGTCGGTGAGCTTGAAAGCCGCGCTCCGCATACCGCGCTCGAAAGCTTTGTCGGCCTCATCCCAAAGGCGTTTCAGGCTGCAACGGCTGGCAATTTCTTCCGGCAGATTGGCAATTTCGGCGGGATTTTCCGGTTTGCGAGAACTGCGGACGAGTTCGCCGCAATCGGTTTTGAAAGTGTTGCGAATGTCGGACGGCGACGCGCCCTTGTCCAAAGCCTCAAACGCTTCGATTTGCAGCGAGCGGATTTTGTCGGCCACAACGAAAACTTCGCCGGGCTTGCCGGCCCAATTTGCACCGCTGGTTTTGCAGTGGTCGTCGGCCAAGGCGCGAATTTCCTTTTTGTGGGCGGTGAGAGCTTCCAGCGTCTTGCTGTTGCGCGTTTGCAGTTCGCCCTCAATCTTGCTGCGGAGGGTTGGCTCAAGTTTCGCGGAAACCTGCGCTTCAATTTCGGGAGTGATGGTGGCGTCGGCCATAATTTTAGTTGGTAAATTGTTTGGAGCGGTTTTTTCCGCTTCTGCTAATTTTGAGGAGTCAACTGCGCGAAACTGTTTTAGGTCGCAGGGCGTGCCGCGTTCAACCGCTTCCAGCGTAGTTTTTGGTTCGACGTGAGTTGAGTCGCCTAGCGTTACGCCGCTTCCGTCGTAAGTAAAATCCACCGCGTAAAGTTTGCTGCCATCGCGCCATGCCGGACTTGAAACAATGGCCTGAAAAGCAGTGGCATCCGCGCTCACCTGATGGTTGTCGTGATGGTAAAAATCGGAAACTTGATCCCCGTTATCGCGTTTGTATTTAAAACGCTTGTCGTTGTCCAAAGCGGACACGGTTTTTTGGCGAAGCTCCGCGTGAGAAATGCGAAACTCTTTTCCACCCGCCTTGGCGCGAAACATTTTTTCGCCATTGCTGCGAAGCGATTCGTCGGATTCTTCGGCGTCAATGCAGTCTTGGCTGCAATAAAGAGCGCCGTCCTCGCCGGCTTTCATTTTTGTGCGGACTTCTTTTTTTCCGCAACCGAAGCAGGCGCATTCTTCGGCCTTGCGTTCGAGGCCAACGGTCGGATCAAGCGGGTCGGCTACACTTGAGGCTTCACGGGGTTGAAAAGCAAACCGATGTCCGGTCGTGCCGTCGGCCAACTTGGTTGGCCCTAGATAGCGCGTGTGAACGTAGCCGCACGAAATGTTGGTCCGGCTGCGTTTTTTAATTTGATTGCGGCGGGTGGTGGAAAGTTTTGAAGCCAAGTCGCATTCGACCACGCCGCGAACGACTTTATCTTGCGCCAGATTTGCTTTGTGGATTTTACCCAAATGCCGCGTGGATTTGTGCTCATCCAAAAACGCCGCGCGCCCGCTGTTTAGCCACGACAAATCCACATCGCCTGGCTCGTGGCTCAATACTTCCGTGAACAACTCGCCCTCTTTGGCGATGCCGAGCGATTCATGCAAAGCTGTGGCGCGCTGCATACCGGGGTATTCGGAACTGATGGCGATTTGAAAAACATTGTCGCCCGAAAAATCGTCAGGCTCAACGGTGGTATTACGGTAAAGCACCGGAGCGGATTCGCCGCGATCCATTTCCACAGGGGCGAACGGTTTGACTTCCGGCGTTTGCTGAGACGCTGCCGAACCATCGGCGGGCGTTTTTTCTTTGTCGGCGGCGGTGGCACTCATTTGCTAAATGCCATAAGTCAAACCGGCGGCAGACGGCGGCGCGGTCATTTCGGAAAACTGGGGTTCCGTCAATTTCCACACCGCCGCCGCCAAATTTCACGCCGAGTAGTTGAGAGATACCAACACAAAATTAAAAATCAGGCCGCCCTGCTCCATGCCGCCCGACCATAGTTGAAGCGCGACTGGCGCGGCAGATGGATTTGGAAGCAAAACACATTGCAGCCCTTTTCGGATGCGCGGAAGGTTTGCTGCCGGGATTCCTGATGCCAAAAATTTGCAACCTTCAACCATTAATTTTGAAGATTGGCCGCCCACAAGATCGAAATTGTCAATGATGCGTTCAAAAGTGCAATCCACAACCGGAGAGCCGGGTAGCAATGGAAACGTCAATGTTGCACCACCGGAACCATCATCGCCCTTGAGCATGGCATGATAATCCGCCGTGTTTTGCGCGTGTTCGGCAAATGGGTTGCTCATGCGTCAATGTCCATTCATCGAATGGTCAATAAGCCGGCTGGTTGTCAGGTCAATTTCGCCGCGCTGCCGCGTGGCATAGCTGCTCGCATTCCGCGACTTTGGCAACGCCTTTTTGCTTTTCGGCGGTTTATCTGCCGCGCCACCTTCCTGCGTTCCCGCCGCTTCCGGTTTTTTTGTTCCGGGCGGTGCATCGCCTTCTTTGTTCACGCCCGGCTCGGTGGCTTCCGCCTGACCGTAAGGCAATCCCGCTTCCGACAGTTCCTCATATTCCTGTTTAAGAATTGCTTTGAGTTCGGAGAATTTCTTGCCTTGCGTCAACCGATCCTGCACATCTTGCCGCGTCAAATGTCCCGCCTCGCAAAGCAAAATAAGCGTCTGCGCTTCCACCAGTGGATTCACAAATTCCCATGCCTGCCCTTTGAATTTTGCGCCGTCCACATATTCCTCAAGACGGGACATTAAAATATCCTGTCCGCGACGGTCAAAATACCGAGATTGGATTGCGGATTTCAGCCAGTCTCGAAACAACCGGCGCAAATCTTCAATGCGCGATTTCTGGCGCACTCGCATGTTGCGTTGGAAAGCCTGCTGGCTCATCAAGCCGGCAATAAAGCCAAGGCTCTGATAATCGCCCGTCAACTGCTGATAGCTGCCGTGCGTAGCTACGGAAATTTCGCGTTCGTTGTTTTTTTGGAACTGGTCCGCGCCTTCAATGGGAAACTTCGGGTCGGCCTGTTTCATCACCATGCCCGCCGGCAATTTCTCGCGCGAGCCGGGCGTGATTTTGACAATCGGCGTGCCGTTGCCGGTCTGCAAAGCTGCCGGATTTTTCCCGTTGTCGCCGTTCCCGCCGACGCCGCCATTCAATCGCAAATTTTCCACCAGTTCGCGGATTTCACTCGGCAATTCTTGGCCGGTCGGCAACGCTTCTTCAATCCACCAAGGCTTGCTCGCGCTGGCAATGCTCGAAAGAGTCAGGGATTTGCCGAACTGATAAAGCCGCCACAACGGTTTGATGGTGGCATCTAGTTCCGTCATGCCAATGTCCTGCTCTGGCCGCATCCGCAAATTGCTGAATTCTATAATCTCGCTCGCGGGAATTTGTATGCGGTCAATCTGATCTTCGGGAAAAACATTTGTCTGCGCGTAAATTTCCGACGGATGCCGGTTCAGAATCCAATAAGCTAGGATTTCATCCGTGTCTTTGTCGTATTCCCGGCTCGCGCGAATGGGGTTGCCCGCGCCGAACTTGCTGTTGACGCCGGATTCGCCCGTGTAAGTTTCTTGCAGGCGATCTTGCTCCAAAAGCCGGACCGCAAAACCAAATTCATTGCCCTTGAAATTGAAATGTTCCTGGCAAATTACCGTGCCAGGGTGGACGCAGCCCATTTCCACTACGCGCATCGCCTCCATGAAATCCATGCGTTTGCCGGTCGTGAAATTTTCCTTCCGGCAGAACCGTTTCCACGCTTTTTCAATCGCCTCGTTTGTATCCGTCTCCTCCACGAAACTGCCGTCGGCGTTTTTTTTGCCGACTTCCATTTCCAATTCAAACGGATCATCGCCGACGACGTTATCGGCATACACGCGCATTAAACCTTTGGCGTGAGGAGTGTTTTGCACCAGCGACCGCCCGCGCGCCCGCGTGGTGTAAGTAGCCGGAAACATTTCCGCATTGGCCGAAAGATAGCTGCCCTTGAAATCGGAGGTAAAATTGTCCGTGCTGGCCGCGTCAAAATTGCGGTTCATTTTAGCCGCCAGCGAACGAAACTCATCGTAGGTTTCGACCTTTTCTTGTTGCGCCCGCCAAAGCAATGCTTGCGGCGCATTGCTTGGGACGAAATCTGGTTCGGATTCTGTCCGCGCAATGGCTCGCGTGCCGTTGTAGAGCGCAATTTTCACGATTTGATGCCGTCAAAAACTTCTTGGATGATGGTTTTTAATGCTGCTTGAGGTTCAATTTGATCCGGCTTTGTTTCGAGGACATCATCCGCCAATTCGACTGTGCAGGATTTTTCAACCCGTTTGTCGCCAACCACCGATGCCGTGTTGCATGTTATTTTCATAATTTAAAGAAGCTCCAAAAGCTGTATTCAATTTTCGGAAGTTCTGGAAATTTTTGCTCAAAAAATTTTGCCTGAGCATAATTTGCCCAACCGCGTCCGATCCAGACGCCAATCGCAAACAAAATGAATGATGCAATCATAAAATTACCCGATGCAAAAAAGCGCCTCCTGCACGTTGCCGGGATTCTGCCCGTTCCGCGCGCGTTCCTGCTGAATTTCGAGGATGCGGATATTTTTCCAATACTTGATGTCCTGCAAAACCTTTTGCTGGTCTTGAATCCGAAACCGGCTCCGCAAATCTTCCGTCTCGGCGAACTTTAAAGCCATCAATTGCCGGTAAGTCGTGTTCAGTAAGGCCAAGTTGATTTGCGCTTCGGTCAGCACCGGCGCAGTCGCCAGCCCGTCCGCCAAGTCGTCTTGAAGCTGAAAGTTGTCCGCAAAATAAATCTGGTGTTTTGTCCCCGCTGCAATGGGCGGATTAGTTGCCGCGTTGCCCGCCGCGTTGACTACTTCTTCCGTCAATACATATGTTCCCGCCGCAAGTCCGGCGCAGAAATTTGGAACATTGAAAACGTGGTAGGTATTGGTGCTGTCTGGCGCGGAAACCACGGGCGGGAACGCCAATACCGCGCCATTGGGAGTGTTTTGCGTCACCGCCAGCCGAATGGCCCAGCCAGCGGACGGCGGATAATCCGGCAGGTTACGCTGAAAAATAAGCGTATCTCCCGCAGTAAACACTGCGGGTTCGCGCCAAACGATAGGAGGAGCCACGGCCATCGCCAATGGCGGGAAGTCAAAGCCGGGTCATAAAATTCTCCATGTTTTATTTTTGCGGCGCATCCGTCGTGAATCCATGTCCGAGCAAACCATCTTTGGCGATCCCCGCCAATTGCATGAGCAAGGTATCTCTAAACTCGGTTGGCCGGCTTGATTTTTCGTAATCCTCATATTTCCCCGACGATTCCTTAAACCGCCGCGAGTTCAACTGGCTCGTATAACTTGCAAACTTATTGTCGCCGTCTTTGCACCTGTCCAGTGAAAATTTTGTCAGTTCCACCGATGGCTTGCCGTCCAAGTCCACGATCATCATTTTGTCTTTTGGCAAAAATTCCAGCGATTGCGAAACGCCCTTCGCCAAGATGCTGTCCAGTTGCTTTTCAAACGCGAGGTTGCTCCAAGTAAGTTTATACACATTGAGCTTCCATAGCTTGCCGGTCGCATCATGGGCTTTGCGTTCGCCGCCGGGCAGTTTGTCCACTGAATAGGCGATGCCCTTGCCCGTGCCGGGAACCGACATGCGCCGGTTCATGCCCGCTCCCAAAATTAGCTTCCAAGCGTGCGGCACTTTCAATGTGCCGAAACTTTGCAGGTCAAAATACTTCACCGCGTTTTCCTCAACCTGCGAAGGCATCCAGCCAGCGTCCACATACGTCCGCGCCGACGGCACTTTCCAGAACCGTTGCTGTGCCGCGAGTAATGCCCATGAGTTCACCACGCCGTAACTCAACTGCCTGCCATTGCTCGCCTTGTCCCATTCCCAGATGTCAAACCATAAAAGCCCGATGCGGTTTTCGTCCGGCCCGGCGTCCTCGGCCTTGCCGCAATCCGCCGTCACCTGCCGGCAATGCGAGTTTGGCATGGTCAAATTCGGATCGGTTTCGTAGCTGCCCATCGAGATTTCCACCGCCTTGCGTTCGGCAAATTCCGCGTCGTAAAACACCGCGCGTTCGGACAGATGCCAGTCCGTCAGCCGTTGCATATAGCCCACGGCGGCGGATTGCTTGGCCGTCAAATATGATTTCACGGAAGCCTCAAATGTGTTGTCCACGTTGCACTCTTTAGGCAGGTAAAATACAACGGATTTCGGACTGCGAAGAAATCCGTTTTCCAGAATCTTGTAATTCTGCGTGGCGCTTTCCGCAATCGCGCGGCGATTTTCTTTCGTGTCGGCAATCTGCGTCGCGCAATGATGACATTCCCATGTCGCCGCCCGCGCCCGCTCATCAATCGTGCCTTCGGCGGGAAACTTCATTCCGCTATATGTTCCCGCTTTCGGCGCTTCCCAATTTTCCGCCGCGTCTTTTGGCTTGATAGCGACGAAATCCGACGACCGCAAATTTCCAAACTCGTTTGTGCAATGCCATGTTTGCCTTCCTTGACAAAACGGACACGCCCATTCGTAGTGAACCGCGTGCGCCGTCAACGCCCAATTATGCAAATCGCCCTTTGCCAGACCCGCCTGTGATTCAATTAGGATTTTGCAGGTATCAGGGTAACGGTCGGCACGTTTCCGCGCCTTGTCCAGCATCCCATCCTTGTAATGCTGCCAGCTTTCCGAAATCCAGATATACCGATATGAAAAAGTTGAAACCGTGCTGTCGTTTAACCCTGCGATTTCCAGCGTCATCGAGGACGATTTGATTTTTGTGCTGGTGAAATCATGGCGCGTCACCGTTTCGGCCTTGATTCTTTCTGACAGCGTTGGGTGGTTGCGGACCGTCGGCATGAATCGCCGGTTGGCAAAATCCTGCGCCTTTGCATCATTCTCAAAAGTCACCAACGCATCGCCAGGATCGTGCTCCATCACGAACGGAAGCCAGATGTTGCCCGCCAGCGATTTCAAAACCTGCGTTGCCCCGATGATGCCCACCTCGCGCACGGCAGGATCATGCAACGCAGCCAGCGGTCCACTCAATTGCCGCGCCGTGGAAATCCAGAAATGCCCGTTCTGGTTTTTGGGCATCGAATCATATGCCGGACCGACCAGTTTGAACCGTTTAGCGTTCTCAATGATGTCGCCCCGAAACACCTTTTGCAACAGCGCACGCTTGAGCCTTTTGCAGCCTTCGCTTTCGACGTATGGGGCGGGGGTGGTCATTTTGGGCTTGCAGGTGTTCCGCCTGTTGCAATGTTAGACGCCAAGCGAGAGCGCAGGGTTTTCGAGGCGTTTGTTAATGATGTCCACATAGGTTTGATTGATTTCGATGCCGAGGTATCGGCGGTTTGTTTCGCGTGCCATTTTCAGAGTCGTGCCGCTTCCAGCGAAGCAGTCCAGCACGGTTTCTCCCTCCTTGCTCCATGTCAGGATATGGTCGCGGGCGAGAGCTTCCGGCATCACACACGGATGCTCGTATGCCACGCGGTCTTTCGTCGAGTTGTCGCGGCCCGTCGGGTATCTCCAGATGTTGAAGCGTATCCCGAACTCGTTGCGCTTGCATAGTCCGCCGCGTCCGTTGCCGCCCATTGTGCCGACATATTTGTTTGGCCGGTCGCGCAGCAGGTTCACCGTCTTTGGTTTGCCTTTGGACAGCACGAACATCCATTCCACGACTTGCAGGTATCGGTTGCTGTCAGGATATGCCACGCCGGATTTCTCGTAGATCATCGTGTCGTGCATCCGCAGGCCGAGCGCGTCGAAGGCGAGAGCTTGCCGGAAGCTCGTCAGGCTTTCCGCACCGTTCTTCGTCTGGTCGCCGATTATCCACACCACCACGCCGCCGGGCTTTGTCACGCGGGCGAGTTGCGCGGCGAGTCCATCGAAGTTCCAAGAGTGTCCACCATACGCAAAGATGTCATCATACGGCGGGCTTGTCACCGTCAGGTCTATACACGCATCAGGCAGGCCGGAGAGAACTTTTACATTGTCGTCACACACAATGGCGTCTAACCAGTCGCCGGAGCCAATGCGCGTTGGCGCTGGCATATCCGCTATCGCGGTTGTGAGGTTTGGGTCGCGCATGGCTCAGCTCCGAATGTTAGGCAGCATTGGCTACCTCAAGTTTTTTTCTGGTTCTATATTTTGTCATAAATTCTTCACCTTCAATTCTGCTTTTTTCTGTTCGGACATTTCATGCGCGGCGCGGTCAATTTCTTCCGCCTTTGTCGCCAAGGCTTGCTGGGACGCCTCGAATTTAGCATCAATCTTGGGGCGCAAAGCTGCTATCTGGCGCTCAACCGCCGCGTCATCAATTCCAGCCTCTTTATCCGATTGCCGCACATCGTCTAAAACGCCTTTCAACAACGACAAAATTTCCTGCCGCACAATCATTCCGAATCCTTCGCGCTCATAATCGTGGCACTCGCGCAGCATCCAGCGCGCATCAAATTTGCGCTGCTCCTCGATGTCCGCCCGCAATGCCCGGCGTTCGGCAATGATTTCCTGATTCGCTTTGGCCTCGGCTGCCCTTTTGGGCAAGTTGTCGCCGCCGCCGGTCGCCCCGCCGGTTTGCATCAAAATTTTGTTCTCCAAAATCCATTTTATGGCCGGTCCGCTGTTAATGCGGTGATTTCCGCCCGGACCCGCCGGCCCCGGCATCCCTTCTTTCGTCCACGCCTTGATTTCTGGCACATAGTATGTCTGTCCGAGTTCCTTACCGTAAGTCTCGGTCAGGTAATCCGCCAGTTGGCCTAGCGAACATTGCAGCGGCAGTTCTTTGGTTTTTATCTTGCCGCCGATGATGCCTTTAGCCATCAATTTTTCTTCCTGCCATTTCTGCGTTTCGCCCTGCAAGTATTTATGATAAGTGATCCGCAGATTAAGCTGCTCGGCGGGCGGAAATTTTGCCAGCTTGGTTTCTAGCTCATCTTCGGATAGCGGCTGGGCGTCAATCGGCACTTCGGGGCGCGGCTTGCGTGGCCGGCCACGTTTGCGGGCGGGCGACTCTATGGCGGGAGCGGCGGTCACTTAAATTCCCAATTCCTGCCGAAACAATTCAACCTCGTCAAAAAACGGCTTCCATTGGCCGGCGACGACATCAATCACGCCGGGCATCCAGGTGCCGCCCTGATAATACCTTTTGGTGAACTCCTCGCGGCGGGATTTAAACAAGGCCGCGTCCAGAACCTTGTTCAGCGCATCACGCGGATCGGGCGGCGCATGGGCGACCTGTGGCGCACGCTGCATCTGCAAAGCAAATTCTTCTTCGCCTGTCGCCAGCAGCAAAGGTTGCCGCCATTTCAAAGCGGTGTTCAAGTCCTCAATCGGATTCAGATTTTCCTTGGCTACCTTGATAGCCCATTCGCAGAGTTCAAATGAAACCGTCTGCCCGCGCTCGTCGGTTAGCTCATGCTTCATTTGCTCGTAAAAATCGCGCGAGAACTTTCCACCGGGCAAGGCTTGCGCTTCTTCGGTTAGGACAATTCCGACGCGACGCACTTGCTCCGCTTTGTCAATGATGCCTTGCAGCACCGGCTTGATGGTGCTGATAAGGTTGCCGCAGACCTTGCGAAATTCTTCCATCCGCAGTTCGTGAGCTTTTTTCTCATGCGGATGCGTGGCGAGAAATTTAGCCAAGGGAGATTCGGTGATTTCGAGTTTGTTAGTCATAAAACTTTGATCGTTTCTAGGATTTTTTCAACTGCCCATTCCTAACCGCCGATTGCAATTCCCGCGTTTCCTCCTCGCGCTGATCCTTACGCGGCGGCAATCCAAAATGTTTTTGGGCATCTAGCACCGCATTGTTCACAGCGGCCTTCGTAAGCGGATGCTCGGTTTTCTTCAACTTGCCTTTGACGTAATTCCATTTCAGCACCTTCACAGTAGAAGCGAATTGCTGCATATTTAAATGGCCGTTCATCGCGTCGAACTGTGGCACATCGAAAGCGTGAAGCGCGGCATAGCGCCGGACGCGCATGGTTGAAAGCACGTCAAATTCATCGTTGCCGGGACGTTCCGGCGGCTTGGTGTAATCCAAAATTTTTATCAGCTTGGAAGTCAGTTCGCGGAACTTTTTTTCTTCATCTGACACCGAAGCCCGCTTGATGCCAGCAGGCGTCATTACCAAGCCGCGTTCAATCGCCGAAAGCAAAATGTCCGATACCAGCGACACCGAACAACCGCATTCGCGGGCCACATCCTCCTGCCTGCCTTCATCGCTTTCTGAATTATCCTCATTCGGTTCGGCATCCCGGTTTTGTTCGTGAATCTTTTGCGCTAGTGCCAGCCGGTCATCGGCGAAGGCTTCCAGCGGGTCGTGTTGGTCGTCGGTCATGCGGGTATTGGCTGGGGTGATATTTTGTTTGAGGTAAATTCCACTTTGTTTCCAAGAAGTTTTTTTATTTTAAGCTCTATTTCATCCGCCGCTTGCAAGAACTGCTCTTGCCAAAGTTGGGATTTTGCAGGAATTATTTTTTTGAGTTCGTCCGCTTGTCGGCGGAGGCGCGCCATGTCATTGACCAAACAATTCAATTCCTCTGCGTCCCAAACCGCGTTTGCTCCGGTCTGGTCTGGGAAAAAATGCGACGGTTGATCCGGTAAATCCCAAAAAGAAATTTTCTTGTTGGCAAGACCTGCCACAATTCCTAGCCAATCTGGATTGTCAATAATAAGGCTCATGCTTGGTAAGAATTTGGGATTAATCTAATTCCAATCTGGTTTTATTGTGTCATGGATTTTGATTCTGGCAACGGGTTTTTGGCTTTTCGCTTCGCTTTCTTCGCCGCCAGTTGCGATTCGCGGATTTCTTTCCTTGGCCGGTCGCAATGCTGGCAGACGTTAAGGTAAAAATAATGGGACTGGCCGCTGGTGCATTTCATTTTGCGGGGCTTTTGTCTTGGGCAGGGTTAGGCATCCTGGCGTTCTTGGAGTTTTATGAGAGCCTGTTCGACGCTGGGCCAGTGATAGAGCTTGATTCGTGCAATTCTTACCACTGGTATTTTTCCGGTCTGAATATAGTTATACCAAGTTTTGCGACACACAGGCACACGCTTTAGTAGTTCTTTTTCATTGATGAAGTCCGATTTTGTATTTGTCATAGTTTTGCTTTGTTTGTTTTTTATGTTTGACCGTAAATTTTACCGGATGCCTAACCACTCCCCGGCCTCAACCCCCAAAACCTCTCCGCATCCTCCTTGGAAACAATTTCCCGGTAATGCTTGTAGATGATGGTTTCCGAGTTGCCGGCATTTTTGGCAGTTTCATTTACCCCATGAATCGGCAGCGAGTAAGAGCAAAAGCTATGGCGCAAAACATCCTTGCTCCAAGTTATCGCCGCCGCTTTCCTAAGCTTGTCCATCCGCCGTCCAAGGTTCACAAAATTGCCAAATTGAACCTCTGAATTCGCCAGCCATGCCGCCGCCGTCGCGTTTATGTGGATCACGCGCCGTCCCGCCAGCTTTGCCGAGTCGCCCGGCAAATCGAAAATGTTGCCGTGCTTCACAAATTCCGGCTTCATGCGCCTGGATTCATCTGGACGCAATCCCAAAAATAAGATTGGAACGATGTAACCAAGCAGCGCGGCATCATGTTCCCAGCAATAGTCCAAAATCCTTCGGCACTCATCCACGGTAAAAATCTTCGCGGCCTTGTGTTCAATTTTCGGCGACTTCACCGCCGCGCAGGGATTCAGCGGAATCAGCCCGTTGTTTTTCGCAAAGTTAAACATCCCGGAAACGTCTTTCAACAGTCCCTTGGTCGTCCACGCCGAAACCGGGTTGCCGGCCTTGGTGCGCGCATTTTTCAGCCACAAGCGAACATCATCCGGCGTTATTTCATCAATCGTTTTGTCGCAGGCTTTGCAGAATGAAGCCAGCGAAATTTTCAGCACGGCATAGGAATTATCGCGCAAATGTTTTTCCTGGTCGGCCAGATATTCACCGGCCAGATCGGAAACCGGCTTGCGCTTTTTTGTTTTGCGTTCGCGGTAGTCTTTGGTCGCGGTGATAATTTCCATGCACGAAAACTCTTTGAGCAGTTGCGAGACGGCGCGCTTTTCCTTTTCCGGCAGCGCATCGTCTTGGTCGCCAAAGCGGGAGCGTTGAAGCTCCTTTACAAAAGCCTGCGCCTCCGACCTTGAGCCAAAATAATTTCGCACACGCAAGCCTTCGCGCCGCAAATCTTTTGGGCGAATCACGCGCCAGCGCCGCCAGCCGGGTTTCGACTTGTCGCGGGCGCGGTGAGGTTTGAAGGTGCGGAAGGGCATTATTCTCGGCTCCAAAGTTCTGCAATTGCACCTATGTTTCGGAAAAAACTTTTGGGCGCAACCAGATTTCCGTGGCGGTAAATTTTGTCTCCAATACGGTGGCATGTGAATTGAATCCGCTCACCGTCGGCGCGTTCCATGTTGATTTTGACACTGAATTTAGCTGGTTTTACTTTGGCGATTTCTGGCGGCAATGGCGATTCGGCTTGCGGCGATAAAGCGCGTTGAAGGCGCAATCGCTCTTTGGCGGCTATGCAATTCCGGCTCCAACGATGTCTTTTGCTTTTTGCTGATTTCCAGCGGTTTGTGGTTTTCATTTCGCAGGTGTTCCGCCTGTTGCAATGTTAGACCCCAAGTGCGAGCGCGTCTTGTTGGAGTCGTTTGTTGATGAGTTTGACATATTCGGGATTGATTTCGATGCCGATGGCTTGGCGTCCTAGTTCTTTCGCGGATTTGATTGTCGTGCCTGACCCCGCGAACGGGTCTAGCACTACGTCGCCAGCATTTGACCAGCTTGCGATATGGTCTTTGGCGAGAGATTCAGGGAAGATGGCAGGGTGCGTCCCGTCGCTGTCTTGCTCTGTTCCGACAGCGTAGCTCCAGACGTTGCCACGCGGTTTGGTTTCTTTATACGGTTTGCCCGCACCGTGCTTTTTCACCAAGTCATCACCGCCACCATTCCGAGCAGTTCCGTTGTTTATTTTGCCAGCGAGGATGCAGGATTCTTGCAGCAGGTTCACCGTCTTTGGTTTGCCTTTGGACAGCACGAAGGCGTATTCCCATTCCTGTTCGTATCGCGGATGGTTCAGCGGTGGCTTGTTGGTCTTTCGGTATATCATCGTGTCGTGCAGTCGCAGGCCCAGCCGCTTGAAGTGCAGAGCTTGCTCCATGCTCGTTCCCGTCTCGCTTCCATCTTCCGTAGCGTCATTTACGATCCAGACGATGACGCCACCGGGTTTCAGAAGTCGGGCGAGATTCCACGCCACACCGTAGAAGTCCCATCCGTGGCCACCGTATTGGCGCAGGTTGTCGTATGGCGGAGATGTCACTACCAAGTCCACGCTTTCAGACTCCATCAGGCGCATGGCTTCGCAGTTATCAGAGCACACGATTTTGGGGTCTAACAATTCCATCGAGCGAACCGCCGGCCCGCTCTCCGCACCATCGGCGCAGGCAGTTCGGGCGGGCGCAGTGCGCTCCACGGTCGTTGTCAGGCGGTCGCTCATGTCAGTCGTTAGACGGCAGCACCGTTCGTGTTGCAGATTTCCAGTCCAGTGGCGCGCTCACCACACCCCGGCGCTCTAGTTCATCCATGAGCCGAGCGGCGCGGGTATATCCGAGACGCAGGCGACGTTGCAGGATTGAGACGGTAGCAGTATTTTGGCTTCTCACCACCTCGATACACTGCTCGACCAGACCTTCATCTTCATCGCATTCCGGTTTAGGTTCTGCCTCTTGGCAGTTTTTGCCGCCGCAGTTGGCGCACTCAGTGTGCGTAAGGTTTGAGAGCGGGCCTTTCCACTCGACATATCCACCACATATTGAGCATTTCATATTTGTTTTACGTTCGTGCCGTCTAACCACCTGCCGGAGCCAAAGCAGGTAGTCGCTTCATTTTGTTTTTTGGGCGTCCTCGTTCCCGCTTGGCTCAGCAGGAGCGTTAGGTGCTTTCGCCCATTGCTTGCGTGCCTTGTTCCAGTCCACGGAGAGCATCACCGATGCTTCGACTTCATCGCACGGTATCGCCCGAGTTGCCGTGCCATCGTTATAGTGCCACGGCGCGGCTTCCACTTTGGCCGCGTCGTATTTTCCAGCCTTGAGCAGGTTCTTGGTGTAGCCCGCATCATTCGGACACCACCACAAAGCGCAGCCGTCGGCTGGCGAGTGATTCAGAGAGAGGATGTAGTATTGCATATTTCAGATTCCGTTTACGGCGTCCCAGCATTGGCATTCGCTCGTGAACATTCCGCACGTCTCACAGCACGGCGGGTTTTCATCCACGTTCGGGTTTGCCATTTCCCACGCGATTTGTTCACTCCGATTTCTTCCGGCGCGTTTCGCAGCGGTGCATATTGGGTCGCAGGTTTTTGTTTTAGGGTTTTGATTTCTCACGCGAGCACCACAGACGACACACGACCGTGCCGAACCAGCCCGATGGAGCGAACCGCCGATAGCGTCTTCAGTGTTTTTCATGGCGTCTTGGTCGGCGGTTCGCTCATCGGCACGTTAGGCGGCAGGGCCACGTCATTTTGTTTTAGCTCTGTCTCGAATCGTTTTTTGATTTCAGACAGTCCTAGCATCATCGCCATTCGGATTACTTCGCGGGGATGATTCATGCCGAGCAAGCTGGCGAGGCGGGACGCTTCTTTATACGTTGATGGGTTGAGCGATAGGTTTATCGTCCTGCCGCCTAACACGGTGCCGGAGGCAACCGCCGTGACACTTTGTGACACTTTCGCAACTATTTTGCCCTGTTTTTCGCTGGTTTGGGATTTTTCAAGATTTTGGTTGGAACTCATAAAACGCAATAGAATCAAGGTATCACTGGTGTTTTGGGATTTCAAGCAAAATCCGCATATTAGCTTGTTAAGGTAATGAGCATCCGCTTAAACATTGGGTTATTTTGATGCGTGACATTTTTGGGAAATTTTATTTTGCAGGTGTTCCGCCTATTGCAATGTTGTGCCGCTTTTTCAGTTTGACCACTTGGTCTCTCAGGACTTGGATTGCGTAGCCATCTTGCGCCAGGTGGTCGCGATTGAAGTGTGGCGTGTAAGACATCGTTGCATGGAGTCCGCCGATTGCTATCAGCGCAGATTCCAGAGCTTCCACGCACGCGGCACAACAAGTCGCCGGAGCCAACCCGCGTTGGCGCTGGCCGTTATCCGCTTCGGTCTTCAGTGGTTCGGGAGTCATGGGTCGCGGGTGTCTCAGCTTGAAATGTTAGAGCGCAGAGCGGGCGCCCCACTCTGCGCCATGGTTCACTTGAGAAGTTTTCCTTCCACGCCGCGAGCCTTACGGTCGGCAGTGCGTTTTTCGAGCCAGAGCAGCGCGGTTTCCAGATGCGTTGTCACGATGGCGTTTTCGCGGCACGGGAATTTGGCCTGCATCGAGTTCAGCCGATCCACCAGCACTTTGATGACTTCCTCATTCGTCGTGCCGTTGTTGACCGTGAACGGGACGCCGTTGCCTTTTTCGAGGTCGGGTTTCTTCTCGATGAATTGAATGGTCTGGTTTCCATTTTCGAGGATTCCGATTTTGTCACCCAGCGCCGAAGCGAGGGTTACAGCTTTCGTGACTTGCTCCGAGCATCCGCACGCCTCAATCGCGTGACACAGTTCGTAGGCTTCCTTGCGTAGCCCCTTGCTCACGTCGTTTGACGGGCGGTTCGGCTCGAAGTTTTCCAGTTCGTATTTGTGGCCTTCAGTTATTACTTTCATTGTTTTATTTTGTCGTTGGTTTCTGCGCCCTAACCACTGCATGGAGCACAAAGGCGGGCGCGCACGTCGCTCCAAATTCGAGAGTCACGGATGCCCGCCGTGGCTCATGCAGACGTTAGACACCGACGCGGATGCTTTCTGGTAGCAGCAGAATTTGAACTTCTTGCCACTGCCGCATCCGCACGGCGAGTATGGGTCTATTTTCATTCGGCGATGCTCTCGCACGGTGAGCGGGCGTTTCACTTCGACGTGGCCGGCTGGCATTTCGCAGCCGTCATCCACCATCACGATTTGTCCTGTGTTCACGTTCATTTTAGTTCCGTCCTTTCATTTCGTAGATGCGCTGGCGGCAGACCGTTTCCGCCTCGTTGCGCAGGTTGTTGATGTTTTGCATGGCTTGTTCTTCGGTCAGTCCCACAGAGCTTTCAATCATCACCTTTATTGCGATGAGGCATCCCGCGTAGAAGGATTGCCGCGTTTCTGTTTCTTGCAGCGCGTCGAGCTTGCCGTTTTTCGGCGGGTAGCACGCATCGCGGTATTCCCGCCACAGGTCTTCGAGAGTTGTTGTTTTTGTCGTCATAAAATCGGGTGCTTAACAAGTCAGCGCAGCCAATGCGCGTTACGGCTTCGGTTTGCAATCGGACGCCACGAGTCGCGCATGGCTGGCTTCATCGTTAGGCATCAGCGCACCAGTCCCGGATTTTGGCGAGCAAAGTCACGGAGTTCAGGCGGCAATTGCCGGATTTTAGATTCGAGTTTTCGCCGGTCGCGGAGTTCGCGCCGGTCAGCATCGGTTTGCGGTTTTGATAGTCCGCGTCGTTGCCAGTTTGATTTTCTGCTCATGTGGTTATTTAGTTATGTTGTTACTCGTGATGCCTAACAAGTCGCCGGAGCCAGCCGCAATCTCCGCAGTCTGAGTGCCCGCTTCGTTCGCAGGTTGTTCAAGGGTTTTCATTTAAGCCACCTTGCGCTTTCTTGTTTCGGCGCTCATGCGCGCCACGATTGAAGGCNAGTATTTGCCTTGGGCGCGGCGGACGGCACTCCGTTCCCGCGATTTGCGGTTTCTTTCATCCGCGCATTTGCGACATATCGGATTCTTGCCGAGCGTTTGCTCGGTTGCGCGGCGGCGGCATTTTGGTTTTGAGCATTTCGTTTTCATTTGTGCGAACGCATGACTTTTACCGAAGCATAATCAATGGTGATTTCTGATGGCATAAAGGTTTTTTGAAATTAAGTCTGGCGGGCCGAGGAACGACCCGCCAGTTTGGTTTAGGACTTCGCGGGTGCGGCGGGCGTAACCCCGGCGTCGGTGGACAGCG